GAACTTGCATTCTGGAGTAAGACTACCGCCCTGGACAACTGGAACTCGCTGACACAGGCCGTTCCTAATGCACCTGGGACAGCTATATTCGTCGAGAGTACAGCGAACGGCGTCACAGGAACCTTCTATGACCTCTGGAAAGGCGCTGTCGAAGGCACGAACGGTTTTGTGCCAGTGTTTATTCCCTGGTACGTCGACCCAGAGTATCGAGAGAAAGTACCTGAGAAGTTCGAGCGCACTCCTGACGAAGAAGACCTAGCTGACAAGTATTCCCTCGATGACGAGCAGCTAATGTTTCGTCGTCGCAAGATTGCTCAAAACGGCATCGACTTATTTAGGCAAGAGTATCCCTCGGAACCCGAGGAAGCCTTCCTGACAACAGGTCGACCAGTGTTCAACCCAGAGCAGCTGCAAAAGCATCTTGAGACTGCTCGAGACCCTATCGAGCGCCTAGCTCTTGAGGGCGACGAGTGGCTAAACAACTTGCGCGGCGAACTTACGATGTACCGACGCCATGACCCTGGCGAACAATATGTCATAGGAGCAGACGTCGCTATGGGCGTCCGAGGTGGTGACTACAGTGTCGCTCAAGTGCTCGATAGTAAGAAACGCCTAGTGGCAACTTGGAGAGGCCATGTGCATCCAGACTATTATGCTCAGGTCCTGTTTCACTTAGGCAACTTCTTTAACACTGCATACATCATCGTCGAAAACAACGGTCACGGCCTTTTGACGTGCACCAGGTTGGCTAAAGATATGGCTTACCCTAACTTCTTCACGGAAGTACAGGTCGACAAGTTAACTGACAAAGAAACCATTAAGCTAGGATTTAGCACAACAGCTAAAACTAAGCCCCTCATTATTGACGAGCTAAGAGCGTCAGCCAGAGAGGGCGAAATAGAGCTTAACGACAAAGTTACAATACGAGAGATGCTTACATACGTGGTCACAGAAAGTGGCTCTATGGAAGCCGAGCCTGGTTGTTATGACGACTGTGTCATGGCGCTGGCATTAGCAAACCATGTGCACGAAGGTGCCTGGGAACCTATTGAAAGCAACGATGAGTACTACATTGAGATGGTATAAAAATCATGGATAAAAAAGACTACAAAAAGGTCGATGACGAAAAGCTAGTCACGATACTCGACGACAATATACGCAGAAGTATCGGCTATTATGACTCGCAGATCAGTCGAGAGCGTAAAAAGGTTATAGACTTTTACAACGCAACTCTCCCTCGACCAGCGCACGACGGCAACTCCAAGTACGTCAGCATGGATGTCTACGATGCTGTCGAGTCCATGAAAGCAGCTTTGCTCGAGACTTTTAGCACTGGCTACAAGACAGTTCGCTTTGCCGCTACCACTGGCGAAGATGTAAGAATAGCAGACGTAGCCACCGCGTATTGTGATTATGTAGCCAACAGACAAAACAACCTTTTTGAGGTAATGCAGACGGTTATACATGACGGTCTCGTCGCTCGATCTGGGTTGTGCAAAGTATACTGGGACGAGCGTGAGGAATCCTACTTAGAACCAATTGAAGATTTAACGGAAGAAGAGTTCGACGCTATAGTTGCCCAGGACAACGTAGAGATCGAGGAAGTTACACAAGACGAGCTCGGTCTCTACAGTGGAGAACTCAGGATCTTCCAAGACACCAGCCAGGTTGCTATCGAAGCTATTGCTCCAGAGCAATTTATAGTCGAACCACAGTGTAAGAGTTTAGAACTTGCGTCATTTCTAGGACATAGAACAACCAAGACAATATCAGAACTTAGAGAGGCTGGTTATGATGAAGAGCTTATTGCAAAGATTGGGGATCACGAAGATGTCGAAATGGAAACCGATCCAGAAGTTTTGGCAAGGCATGAAGAAATTGGTCAAGACCGTGGTTTCAATGCTAAAGGTTTCCAAGATCAAGTACGCTCTATCACATGCTATGAGCTTTATCTGGACATCGATCTTGATGCTACTGGCATCGCTGAGACGTACAAAGTAATCAAAGCTGGTAACGTAGTTCTTCACAAAGAGAAGTGCACATACAAACCTTTCTGTGCTTTCGTACCACTCCCGATACCACACTCTTTCTTTGGTTCTAACTTTGGGTCCAAGGTCGTCCCAATACAGACCGCACGTACCGTATTGACCAGGTCAATCCTCGATCACGCCATGATCACTAACAACCCAAGATACACGGTGGTCAAAGGCGGTTTGAGTAACCCAAGGGAGCTAATTGACAATCGCGTGGGCGGCATCGTAAATGTCTCTAGGCCCGATGCAATCAACCCAATGCCACAGGCACCTCTCAACCCGTTTATCTTCCAGACAATACAGATGCTGGATGAGGACAAGGAGGACACTACAGGCGTCTCACGTCTATCACAGGGCCTCAACAAGGACGCTATCAGCAAGCAAAACTCAGCTGCAATGGTCGAACAACTAGCGACCATGTCGCAACAGCGTCAAAAGATTATCGCACGTAACTTCGCAAACAACTTTCTGAAACCTCTGTATCAAATGATTTATCAGCTAGTCGTCGAGAACGAACCAGATGCCAAGATCGTAGAGATAGCTGGGGACTTCGTAGAGGTAAGCCCAGCTGCTTGGGGTCAGAAACGAGATGTCACTGTCGAGCTACACCTCGGATACGGCGAACAGGAAGCTGAAGCTACGAAGTACATGAGCCTTCACGCTATCATGTCAGCTGATGAAACCTTGTCTAAGATGTACACTCCAGAAAACCAGCATAAGCTAATGACACACGTCATGGAGCAGAACGGCATTAAGAACGTCAAAGATTACTTAACGCCACCATCAGAGCTACCACCAGAGCAGCCTGACCAGGGCGCCGAGATGGCTATGCAAATGCAACAGAAACAGATCGAACTACAAGAGCGTCAAACCCAAGTAGCCGAGATGAAGGCTCAGATGGATGCCCAGGTAGCACAGATGAAAGTACAATTAGAGCAGATGAAGGCACAGCAACAGTTTGCCTTACAGTCTGACAACCAAGATCTCAAAGAAGCACAACTCGAGCACAAACAGATGGTCGATAATGCTGAACTAGAGATTGCGAGAACAGCTGACGACGTCAGAGCAATCGCATCACCAACTGGCTAATTATAGCCGCCCACAATCACAAACAGAGGAGTGAACCTGTGCCACAAGGTAAAGGAACCTATGGGTCCAAAAAAGGACGCCCACCTAAGAAGTAAGCAACCCCAAGAGAGAGCTAATAAATATGCTAGAACCAAAACAAGAAGAGCTAGTACGAACTGGTGACGACGCAGAGACATTACTGAAGTCCGAGCCATTCAATCGCGTGATTAACGGTCTTGTCGAGGCCACCTTTCAGAACTTTACGAACAGTAAACCTGAGGACTCAAAAGAGCGTAACATCACTTATTTCCACTATCGAGCCTTAGTCGACGTGGTGAACACACTTAAGCAGCAAGTTGCAGTACGCGACGAAATAAACGCTGCTCAAGCCACTGAAGAAGTAGGCGACAACAGCCAGGAGGAATCATAGGACCATGTCTAACGTCCAGAACAATGATGACCCAAAGGCATACCATGACATTATGGATGCCACTGATGCCATTCTAGATCGATGGGCAGACGGTGAAAACCTATCTGCTGAAAACGAGAAAGAGGCAACTGACGAAAACCTTGAGGAAGAGACTATTGAGGATACCTCGTCAGATACAAATGAAGATGAAGAACTAGACCTTAGTGAAGAAGTCGAGGAAACCGAAGAGGACCCTGAGACAAGTGAAGACACCACTGAAGAAGAGGATGAACCCGAAGAGACTGAAGAAGATGATGAAACGGAAGTTGAATTGTCTGACGATACTCTGGTTGAAATCCAAGTCGACGGTGAGGTCAAACAGGCATCCTTAGCGGATCTAAAACGACTACACGGTCAAGAAGCATCTCTTACACGTAAGTCTCAGGAAGTTGCTGCCAAACGCAAGGAAGCCGAGGATGCCCTCGGTAAGGCACACATAAGCTATCAGAAGCTTCTCGAAAGAGCAGAAGCGCGGATGAAGCCCTACGCCGAAGTAGACATGCTTGTTGCTAGTCGACAGATGTCAACTGAGGATTTTGCTGCATTCCGTCGTGAAAGCCAGGAAGCTGAGAAAGATCTAAAGTTTCTCAAAGAAGAAGCTAATGCATTCTACCAGGACGCCCAAGCACAACAACAAAAGCAAGTGCAAGAAGCAGCCACAGAATGCATCAAAGTCTTGAAGAATGATCTGCCAGATTGGGGTGACGAATTGTACAATAGCATTCGCACCTACGCAGTCAGTCAGGGATTACCTCAGGAACAAGTAGATCAATATGTTGACCCACAGGTCATCAAGATTCTCAACAAA